GCGTATTTTAATGTACAATGGCAACAGTTACTTTGCAACTGATAAATCTCCTTTTATATCCTAGAAATCGCCAAAGGCGATTTCAGGGTTATATAATAGGCGGTTTAAAAGTGCAAAGGTGTATATAATACAAGAAATAGATTTTTCTCGTATTATATATATGAAATTATAGAATAAACTTTTAATTATTGGATTGATATTTGTACTTATTTATGTATTCATGTATAATACCGAATCCATGGAAAGAATGCGCCCGAATCTGTGAGAAACGCGTATTTATTAACATGCGATGAAAATAGCAAACGTGCACAATACAGCAAATCCGTGTTGGAAAAAATCGTGTTTCGGGTTCATTTTTTTAATTGTATCAAACACGAAAATAAGGTATTGTCTAATAAAATTAGCATGCAAGCGATATATGAAATCATTATCAATGGACAAGATGAATGGGGGTATGTATTTGAAGATGATATTGGTGTATGGGAGGATGTACAATTGAAAAATATCATACCCTATGAAAATATTTCCAAAATGATTTTTTATTTAGGTATTTGTGAATCCATTCCAGCAAAACATTCACCATCGGATATAAAAATCGATGGTTATACAGTGGAAACCGTATCTGAAAATAAATCGGCATGTTTACATGCCATTGCATTATCAAAAGATGGTGCAAAAGAATTGTTGGAGATGTCGCACAATTCATCGGAAGAGTATATGGATGTAATTGTCAACCAATTTGCCATGAAATATAAGGCAAACATTGTTAGATATGATTATGAATTGCCAATAACAGAACACAATTCTGGTTATCGTGGTCTCTTTTATCAAGATAGAAATCAATTCGAAAGTACAATTCCATAGATTTACACTGTTGGATACATAGACTTACATTATTGTGTAGAATAATATAGGTTGTCTATCATTTTTATGAATATAATGTATATAATGTATATATGGAGCCCATTACAGATGATAATATTAGAGATAGATTATCAGTAGCAAGACTAAATGGAGAAATTATTACGAATTGGGATGTAAGTAGAGTGACGGATATGAGTGAATTGTTTCGGTCATGGCCAGATTTTAATCAACCATTGAATTGGGACACTAAAAATGTTACAAATATGGAAGGAATGTTTTACGGGTGTGGCAACTTTAATCGAGAATTGAAGTTTGATACAAGTCGAGTTACAGATATGGGAAGAATGTTTTCTGATTGTTACAGTTTTGAACAACCATTGAAATTTGATACAAGTCGGGTTACAAATATGTCACAAATGTTTTTGGACTGCGGAAGCTTTAATCAACCATTGAATTGGGACACTAAAAATGTTACAAATATGTCACAAATGTTTTGTTTGTGTGGAAACTTTAATAAAAAACTGAATTTTGATACAAGTCGAGTTACTGATATGGAATCAATGTTCTACAGCTGTGAAAACTTTAATCAATCATTGAATTTTAATACAAGTCAGGTTACAAATATGTTACAAATGTTTTACAGATGTAATTCTTTTAATCAACCATTGAATTTTGATACAAGTAATGTTACAGATATGGAATCAATGTTTTACATTTGTGAAAACTTTAATCAACCATTGAATTTTGATACAAGTCGCGTTACGGATATGAATTCCATGTTTCACGGTTGTGAAAACTTTGATCAACCATTGAATTTTGATACAAGTCAGGTTACAAATATGTCATCAATGTTTTATGGGTGTAAATATTTTAATCAACCATTGAATTTTGATACAAGTCAGGTTACAGATATGCAATACATGTTTAACGATTGTAGAAGCTTTAATCAACCATTGAATTTTGATACAAGTCAAGTTACAAATATGAAATACATGTTTTTATACTGTGAAAGGTTTAATCAACCATTGAATTTTGATACAAGTCAGGTTACAAATATGGACCGTATGTTTTTAGGGTGTAAAAGGTTTAATCAACCATTGAATTTTAATACAAGTCGTGTTAAACATACGAGATACATGTTTGACGACTGTGAAAAGTTTAATCAACCATTGAATTTTGATACAAGTCAAGTTACGAATATGGAACATATGTTTTACAACTGTAAAAACTTTAATCAACCATTGAATTTTGATACAAGTCAGGTTACAAATATGAAATACATGTTTTACAACTGTAAAAACTTTAATCAATCGTTAGAAACTTGGGATATTGGTAATGTTACAAATATGAATGACATTTTTCATGGTTGTATCAATTTGAATCCAGCAACGGTAGAACGATTTCGATTACGACTTCCACCAATTAGTCAAGAACCACAACCACCATTACCACATATGACTAATGAATATTCAGACCTATTAAAGAAAATCATTGTATTTGACACCATTGCATATGATGATATAACCGCAAAAGAGTTTTTAGAAGAGAATAGTAAATATATTCCTTTTATCATTTATCATCATAATCATTTCACTGGAAATGCCATCAAGTGGCCTTTCAATAAATTATTTGTTGAATGTAAGGATGATACACCCGCAGATTGGCAGGGGAATTCTTATGAAAGGTACGTGAAACCCGGTGGAAAAACACTTGTAAAATTAATTATAAAAGGTGTGTCAATAATGGTAGTAATACCAGAATGGTGGAAAACTAAACAACCGAATTCGGTCTTTTATAAATTAAAAGAAGCCGGAAAAATACATAAATTTATGGCAGAAGAATTATCCAGAGGATTAACATTACGAGAACTTCAAACATATACGGCATTAGGTGCGGATCATTGTAATCAAACGTCAAATCAAACAGTCTATCGATTAGAACCGATGGAATTAGATGAATTGGAAATTATGAGAATGCCAGAAAAATTAGATGTAAAAAGCAATCGATTGATAAAGTCATTATCTAGGAAAACAAAGTCTAGTAAAACAAAAAAGACAAGAAAAAGTAAACTCATAGAAAAAACAAAAAAGACATTGATAACAAAAAGTATAGGTGGTAAAAAAAGCACAAAAAAGCACAAGAAATAATAATAGCTCAACTTACCGGATTTTATTCATAATGAATAAAATCATGTTTTCTCAAAATCACACTGTTGGACAAAATTCCCAGTCTAAATCGCAGCACACTTTCTTCCAAATCATGTCTTGTTCCAACTGTTTTTCACGGTCTTTCATCATCGGTATAAACGGCAAATACTGCACTTGATCCAACAGGGTACATAATTGATAGAGTGTGTACGCATAATTGAAGAAATTCGTGCGATTCGGTGGACAATGGGTCGCCCACGGTTTCTGAATTTCAATGAAGAGAACACATAGCGTATCGTGCAGCTCCTCGCTCATAATCGGCGGCTTGATTCCCAACAGCGAATTGATGTATTGGATGTGCTCGAAATATTTGTTGTAACCTAATTTCCGCAGAATTTCGCGCATCTTGTCGTAATCGAGCTCGCACTGTTGGATACGCTCCTTTTTGATTCTTGCGCGAATATTGCCGATGATTTCTTCGGGAATCTGTGTCGTTTCTTTGGCCTGGAATTGCGACAGAATTTCTTTGAAATGATTGAGTCGAATATAAGCCGTGTAGGAGACTTCGTTGGGCGGTTCTTTATTCGTGGGTTTAGACGAATCCACGATATATACGACGAATTTCCCACAGGATTCGCTGTTGCAAATCATGATGCCTTCTTCGTCTTGGGGAATGAGCTCGCCTTTCCCGCATGCATGGCACCGGTCGAACGAAACGACGTAGTCATTGAAATTCAAGATTTCGTTCTCCACGTTTTTCCAGTAGTTGTTGTAGGAGAGTTTGGACTGGGTATATTTATTCGATTCTGGATTGGCGGCGTCCTGATTTTTTGCACGTATTTTGAAGAACGAATTGAGAACATTGGTGTTTTGTTTGCCGCCTCCGATGGAAATGTCTTTTTTCTTCTCGAAATAGTCGAAAATATAGGCCGAGTTCTCCAACAGGTATTTCTTGCTTTCCAATTTCAACTGTTTGATTTTCTCCCGTTTTTGATGGATTTTGTCTTTGATGTCCATATATATGTCGATTTGAGAGACGTTCAGTTTCTTTGCTTTCCGTTTCAAGTTCTCGATTTCCTGTTTGATTTTTGGAATGAGAACTTCTTCATTCGATTGGAACTGTTTGAGTAGGTCGCCGTGTTTTTCGTCAATCGAATATGTTTTTGTGTTGGAATGATTCGGATTTGGATGGGGAGGATGGTTCATAATTGGTTAGGTGGTCTTTTTTATAAAATGATTTGTTTTTCTATATTCTTGATTTTATCTTAGACATCTTTTTCTTACAAACCATAAAAATTGCGTGTTTTTCTTGTTTTCGATTTCGCATCAAATATAAAGAGCATGTCATTCAATCATAAAAACACCAATATTGAAATGGACAAACGCAAATTCCAGAAAATGATATTTATATGCAATGCAATCGAGCATGGATGGAGTGTGAAAAAATCCAAAGATTCGGATGCATACATTTTCATAAAGAAACACGAGAACCGACGCGAAATATTCGAAGCCAATTATTTAGAGGATTTTATAAGAAATAACATGTCTCTCATATAACACAAGATTTACTGCGTAAATATGTCAAAAAATAGTGTTTGGCCGATTCTTTTCTATAGAGATATTGTGATTATCATTCTTTAGGAAATTCAATTTGAAAATAGAAATAAAGATTTATTTTCAAATATTCCTTTTTAATTTTATAAATACGTAATTTTCCCAGATTTTTTTCTTTAGCAAGTATATACCGAAATGGGAGGTGCTCTGATGCAACTGGTCGCTTATGGCGCACAAGACGTGTTCCTTACTGGAACCCCTGAGATTACTTTCTGGAAGGTGTCTTACAGACGCCACACCAACTTTGCGATTGAGTCAATTGAGCAGACATTCTCTGGTCAGGCTGACTTTGGTCGCCGTGTGACCTGCACCATCTCCAGAAACGGAGATCTTGCTTACCGCACATACCTGCAGGTGACTCTCCCTGAGATTAACACCTCCATGGCCACAAACGGCCAAGTGTATGCTCGTTGGTTGGACTTCATTGGTGAGCAACTCATTGCCCAGGTCGAGGTTGAGATTGGTGGTCAACGCATTGACCGACAATACGGTGACTGGCTCCACATCTGGAACCAGCTCACACAGTCTTCTGAGCAACAACGCGGGTACTTCAAGCTGATTGGAAACACCACCCAGCTTACCTACATCACTGACCCTACCTTCGCTGGTATTGCTGGTCCTTGCGCTGCCTCTGGAGCCCCTACCCAGGTCTGCGCTCCTCGCAATGCTCTTCCTGAGACCACTCTCTATGTTCCTCTTCAATTCTGGTTTTGCCGCAACCCTGGTCTTGCTCTTCCTCTGATTGCTCTTCAGTATCACGAGGTCAAGATCAACCTCGACCTTCGCCCTATTGGTGAGTGTCTCTGGGCTGTCGGTTCCCTTATTGCTGCCTCTGGAACACAGTCTGTCAGCAATGCTTACCAACAATCTCTTGTTGCTGCCTCTCTCTATGTTGACTACATTTTCCTCGACACTGATGAGCGCCGCAAGATGGCCCAGAACCCTCATGAGTACCTCATTGAGCAAGTTCAGTTCACTGGTGATGAGTCTGTTGGATCTTCTTCCAACAAGATCAAGCTCAACTTCAACCACCCTGTCAAGGAGCTTGTCTGGGTTGTCCAGCCTGATGCCAACGTTGATTACTGCGCTTCCCTTTCTGCCGACTCTGTCCTCTTCAAGACACTCGGTGCCCAGCCTTTCAACTACACAGACTCCATCGATGCCCTTCCTAACGCCATCCACGCCTTCGGAGGACCTGCTGAGACTGCCGGTTCTGGAAGCTTCATCACCTCCGCTGGTCTTTTCCAGATGGCTGGTGCTGTTGACATTTCTGGCGCTGGATTATACCAGAGCACCCAATGGTCTTCTGGAACTACTGTTGATACACCTTTCGGTGCTCAAGCCGGTAGTGTCAGTGCCTCTGGTCTCTCTGATGCCGGAACATTCGTTCTTGCCGAGACTGCCCTCGATATGCACTGCTGGGGTGAGAACCCTGTTGTCACTGCCAAGCTTCAGCTGAACGGCCAAGACCGTTTCTCTGAGCGTGAAGGTTCCTATTTCGATGTTGTCCAGCCTTTCCAGCACCACACCCGTGCCCCGGATACTGGAATCAACGTCTACTCCTTCGCCCTGCGCCCTGAGGAGCACCAGCCTTCTGGTTCTTGCAACTTCTCCAGAATCGACAATGCCGTCCTTCAGCTTGTCCTTTCTTCTCCTACTGTTTCCGGTGTTGCCACTGCCAAGGTTCGTGTCTACGCCGTCAACTACAACGTTCTCCGTGTCATGAGCGGCATGGCGGGCGTAGCATATTCCAACTAAAGAGTGGAAATACAATTATGTAAAAAAAATAAAAAAATTCCATATTATATTCATATACTATGGAAAATGCAATGAAATGAAATACAATACAATAGACAAAACATAGAAAATGAATAAAAAAAATTCTATAGTATATGATGAATATACTATGGAACCAACCCTGTTTTTATTTTTTGTGGTTTTTATTTTTGCGATTTATCCAAGAATGATAGGTTGATAGACTAGTTGAGGGTCAGTGTTGGGTGAGATGAGAAGTTTGTTTCCGGGCATTTTATATTCGCGTGGAAAACATTTCATCATTTCGTCGCGCAAATTCATCGACTCGGGCGTGAAGTACCAGTAGTCGAAGTAGACGTAGGCCGTTTTCTGATGTTCGATTTCAATATGCGTAATCCAGCCCATTTTGGAAAACACGTTGAATAAATCGACACCGCTGCATCCTTTTGGCAGATTCTTGACTACCATGCTCTGCCGAGGAGTCGTGTACCATAGCGAAATACTGAACTGCGGTGCATTCATCGCTTCATTGTGCGGGTACACGTATATTTCCGAAATCATTCGGTTATTAGGGATTTCGTGCATGATGAATTGGTCCATTTTGACTGTTTGTAGTTGCGTTTGAGTTTGCGTTTTGGATGGTTTGTGTTCTTGCTGATGAAGCGTGTGAAATAGAATAATCAAAAAAAAATATATCAATTTTTAGACAAATCTATCCTCCGAATAATTCGCGACGCAACACCATCTATGAAAATCGGACTGTCCTTCATGGTCCGTCTTCACTTCGCCTTCTTCTACACCCAACATAGGCACGACCAATGCACGATTCCCCCATTTCGTGAATTGCCAGTCGGTGCAAAACGGCCGGTCCGTTCCTACACAGGAAAACGCATACTCGGCAGTATACCTTTCCAGCATTTTGCGAGCATGTTCTCGCGTAAACATATACATGTGTGCACCCCATAAATCATCCGGATATTTCCGGTAAATAAATCCAACAGGGGATGTTTGTGTCGCTTCTGTTAGAACGCGCGGAAAATAAGGGTTCTCGTCCGTATCCAGAGAATACGGCCATAAATAGCCGAGTAAGAGAATGTCGAATTTATGGTGTCTGAATCCGCGCATGATTTCTTGAAGGTCCGTTTTCAATGTCTTGCTGATATAGACGTCGTCTTCGCAGACGATGCCGTAATCGTCGGTCGTATTTTCGTAGAAATGGCGTACAGAATCCTTGTGTTGGAAAAAAATGGTCCAACTGCGGCGTTCGAAATCGCTGATGTCGTATGAGGAGATGCGCGGGTCGGACAGATAGACTGGCGGCACGAAATTCACAGACAAATCATTGTAGGAGAACCTGGAAATCATGCGCTGTTTGCGTTCCTCGTCGTGGAAATTCACCACGTAGATTGAATACGTCTGGTTTTCATTGTCACTCATTGTATAGGACATCCTATATTTGTATTTTTAATTACTTTACATCTTTTTATTGTCTATAGTACTACCTAAATATCAATTGTATTTTATTTTTTTCATAACATGTTCTCGAATTTTGAATTTCTTGTATGTTGTTTTACACCTTTTTACATTTCAAATGCCGACCGCAAGGGTCGCAAAGCCCCGTGCTCGCCACGGGGCGAGCCCTTTGGGCATCTTTTAATGTAATTAGGCAACTGTTACTTTTCACCGATAAATCATCTTTTATATACAGATAGTTCAACCGAAGGTTGAATTATCCTATATAATCGATATTTGAAAGGTTAAAAGGTGTAATTTATTTTTATGAATTTATTTCTATCAAAATAGGATTCAATAGAACGTTCAAAACCCGAAAGCTGAATATTCATCGTTTTCAAACAAGAATTATCTCCACAATAATTGTGTGTGCAATTTTTGTTTAAAATATTAATATTTGTCTTTGTGTCTTCATTGTGAACCATGATTATCTTTGCAATCTCCGATAGTTTATATTTTTCGTCATAGCATATATTTATTGTTTTTTGTAAAGAAGTTTGTTCCGAATTTGATAGATAATGTTTGAGAATTATGATAAAATCGTCCTTATACACAAAATCAAAATATTTATCGTGATAAATGGTTATATCAGTATTCGTTTTTTTTGCATTAAAACATGATTTGATAAAACGAGTCGGCTCTTCATTTTCATGAAAAATATTGAATATTCTGAAATTGAAAATATGTGGTATTGATTCGCTTCTCTTGTATATTAAATATTTGGAGAACCCATAATAATCCGTCGGTATAGTAAACAATTCATACTCCTTCCTTTTGTAGATGTCAGTCGAACGGTCATAAATGGCACCAGAATCCATATTAATAATCATTTTGAAATTTTCAGAAAATTTCATTAGGTTTTCAAACATGAGTAGATTTTTATATACGTCAATGGATTCATCTTCTCTTGTTCTTCTACCTCCGCAAATTGCAGTGTGAATCAGAATATCAAATTGATGTTCTTTTAAATAATTAGAAAGATGTTGAATATCCAATAGGTCTAATTCTGTATGAGACGGGTATGTAATATCATAATCCTGATATAAACTATCTTTGATAATAGTCGCAATATTTCCCTTTCCACCTGTAATTAGTATTTTCATTGCATATAAAAATAATTTTATTTTTATATTGTTCTATTTAGCATTTAGCATTTAGCATTTAGCATTTAGCATTTAGTATATATAATTGTGAATGCATTCTGTTAGAATGCGCATAAATAAAATTGTGAGTTTACAATATATAATTAATATTTTCATAATTATATAATGAAAAAAGTATGGTATGCTCCAAATAAAAAAGAGGCATATGGAGACTTGGAAATAAATGCCGTAATAGAATGTTTACAGTATGGATGGCTTTCTGGTTTTGGTCCCAAAACAGTCCAATTCGAAAAAGAGGTTTCACAATTATTTAATAAAAAGTATGGTTTATTTGTAAACAGCGGTTCTTCTGCAATATTATTAGGATTACATTCTTTAGAATTAAACCCCGGCTCGGAAATTGTAACACCGGCATGCACATTCTCTACAACATTGGCTCCTATTATACAATGCGATTTAACACCCGTTTTTTGCGATGTTGAAATTGGTACATATGTTCCGTCTATTCATCAAGTGTTGGAAAAAATAACTGAAAACACAAAGGTCATCATGCTTCCAAATTTGGTCGGTTCCAAACCAGATTGGCAGCAATTAAAAGAACAATTAATCCTGTTGGATAGAACAGATATAATTTTATTTGAAGATTCTGCTGATACAATTACATCTACTCCTGTAACAGACCTATCCATTACTAGTTTTTATTCGAGTCATTTAATTACTGCATGTGGTTCAGGTGGTATGTTAATGGTAAATAATGAAAAATATTTAAAACGAGCAACCATGTTTCGTGATTGGGGTCGTATTGGCGATAATTCAGAAGATGTGAAAACTCGGTTTGAATATAGTATTGACGGCATTCCATATGATTATAAATTTTTATATGGTGCTGTTGGATATAATATGAAATCATCGGAAGTGAACGCTGCATTTGGTCTCGTTCAAATATCGCGAATTGAGGAAATACGCGAAAAAAGGAAGACAATGTTTAATCGTTATATGGAGAACTTGGCAGATTTGCAAGATATATTGGTATTACCGATCAATACATTTAATAGTGATTGGTTGGCAATACCATTTATGTATAAAAATCGACTCGAATTACTTACTTTCTTGGAAGATAATCATATACAAACACGCGTATGTTTTGCAGGTAATGTAACAAGACATCCGGTTTATCGCAAATATTTACAAGAATTTCCAAATGCAGACCGAATTATGGCAGAAGGATTTCTTTTGGGGGCTCATCATGGTATGACAGTAGAAGATGTCGATTATGTATGTGGGAAAATAAGAGAATTCATTCACCAAAAAAATAACATAGTATAATCACATTATATAAATACTATTTTATGTTTACTGTGTAATAGTATTATTATTAATAATAATATTAATAATATTAATAAATAATATATGATAAAAATTTGTGATTATGTTCTTGAATTTTTAATAAAAAATAATATAGAAGTCATTTTTACTTTAGCTGGTGGATTTATTGGACCTATTTTAAATTCTATTTCAAAATATAATATAAAGTATTATTGTTTATGTACGGAACAATCCGCTGCTATGGCAGCTGATGCATATTATAGAATACAAAAAAAACCATGTTGTTTATTAATAACAAATGGTCCAGGTGCATCAAATACATTAACCGGTGTAATCGGTGCATTTCAAGATAGTGTTCCAATATTTATTATATCTGGAAACGTACCAGTTAGTCAAAGTTTAGATAGTCAAGAGTTACATTTAAGACAACTTGGAGTTCAAGAATTAAATATAATACCAATCGTTCAAACATTTACTAATTATGCAGTCAGTATACAAAAAAAAGAAGATGTTGTAGAAAATTTAAAAATTGCATATAAAAAATGTATATCTGGTAGAATGGGACCAACTTGGGTAGAACTACCCCTTGATATTCAAAATCAAGAGTTAGATTATGTAGATAATGATAATATAATAGTTGATATAAATGATGTGAATCAATGTCAAAAAATAGAGAAAATAGATTATGATTTTATTATAAATAAAATTAATCAATCAAAAAAACCTTTATTTGTGATTGGAAATGGTATTTTATTATCAAAAACTGAAAAAATATTTAATGAAATATTAGAAAAAACAAAAATACCTGTAGTAGCTTCATGGTTAGGAAAAGATATTGTAAATAATTCAAACGAATTATATTTTGGAGATATTGGTATTTTAGGTGAAAGATTTGCTAATTTTGCAATACAAAAATGCGATTTATTAATTATACTCGGTTGTAGATTAACAATTACACATATTGGATATGATTATAGTAATTTTTCAAAAACATCTTATAAAATAATGATTGATATTGATAATAATGAAATGGAAAAAAAAATAATTGATATAGATCTAAAAATAAATGAAGATTTGTCAGTTTTTTTAAATAGTTTTAATAAGTTAATAGAGAACAAAAATATATCAAATATTTCTAATAATTGGATAAATAGATTAAATTATTGGAAAAATAAATATCCATCATATGATACAGATATTGATCTAGAGAGTGATGTAAATTCGTATTATTTTTCAAAATATCTTTCGATTGCATTAAAACCAAATACGACAATTGTAACAGATACAGGGTCTTCTTCGTTTAGTATATTCCAATCACTTGTGTTAAATAAAGAAAATACAAGATTATTTACTGCAGCTGGACAATGTTCAATGGGTTATGGTCTTCCTGGTGCAATTGGAGCATATATTGCTGATAATAAAAAAGAAATAATTTTAATTGCAGGAGATGGTGGGTTTCAAATGAATATTCAAGAATTACAAACAGTCATTTACTACAATATACCAGTTAAAATATTTGTTTTTAATAATAATGGATATTTGGCGATTAAATTAATGCAACAAAATTTATTTAAAGAAAATTATATAGCGTCATCCATAAACAGTGGAGTGAGTTCACCTGATTTCAATAAAGTAGCAGAAAGTTATGGTTTAAAAACATTTGAAATTAAAAAAAATAATGAAGTGCATATAATAAAAGAAGTAATAGATTATAAAGGTCCGTGTTTATGTCATATTAAAATGATTGAAAATCAAATTATTATACCAAGAGTTCAATCTATTGGAAATAATAAATCATTAGAATATATGTTTCCATATATTGATGACGAAGAATTAAAAAAAGATCTAGAAATATAAGAAGCAGAGAAACACAAAATATTTTTACGAAACGTAGGGAAATGGTTATATTACACCATATATAATCGGTATTTGAAAGGTTAAAATGTGTAAAATACCGTAAGTTTTTCATAAAATACTCAATTTTATTGAGTATTTTATACCTTTTTACATTTATTTCGAGGAACGTATTACGATAAATCGCAAAGCCCTGGGCTCGCACGGGGTGAGCCCTTTGGGAAATTGAAAGGTTAAAAATTATTTGCCATCGTATTTTTATTTTCTTCAAAATGTTCTATATCTTCTATAAATGAATTTACACAAGTATTATTTGTATATTCGATTTGTTTCATTAATACATCAGGTAATAAATCAATTGTATTTTTTGCATTATCGAGTTCTTCCATACCATATGCGATTCCAGGATAATCACTATATGGATGTGTTTGATAATATGTATATAATAATGAATTTGTATCTCCATTTCCAGTAAAAAATTGTTCTTTTGATACATTTTCTACTTTATGCAATATCGGAATGCATCCACATAGACCAGCAATCCATGGTAAAAAAGATGCGGGATCATAACAAATGAAATAGTTATATGTATTGAAGATTTCTACCATATCTTCATATGTTTTAAAATTTCCTGCAATGTCAAATGAATCAGGGGGATGAAATGGAACTAGATTTTTATGATAACTCGATTTTCTGAAAATATGACAATAACCGTTACGATTTGGTCGTCGTTGATTAATAAATGTATTGGGCTTCAAATAGATGGTCGTTAAAATTTTGTATATAGACCCGACCTTATCTGGGTTTTCTTTTATTTTATTTTCAGAGAGGAAATAATAGCATAAATCATCTTTACCCCAAGATAAATACCTATCAGATGGAACATTTTTACCTAATTCTGATAAAATCCACCGAACTACATGTTTGGCATTCAGTGGGTTTCCATCTATGCCTTCACAATATAAAACAATTGTATTGTCATTATCAAATGTAGTTGTATATTCTGAAAATATGTTATTACTAATAGAATTTTTTGAAAATATTTTTACATCAAAATTTTTATCTTTTAATAATTTACATAAAAAATATTGAACGGTTATTCCTCCGTCATGTTCTGAAAATTCTGAATGTGGATAAATCAATATTTTTTTTTTATTTGAAAATATTTCCATTGTATTCAAAATATTTGTATATTCTAAAATAAGTAAACATACAAAAAATAAAATGAGAATACTTAGTATTATTAATTTCATATAATATATAATATATAAATTACAATGTTGATGAAACACTTGAAATAAATTAAGTATGAATGGTTTTACAATTCAGCGTATTATTTACATAAATACGCTAAAAAGAATCTGGTTTTTCAAGAGAAGATATTGCTATGAATTCCTGTTGGAAAATCCAGAATAGAAAATAAAAGAATAATGTCTTACTATTTTACAAAAAATATAATATGTTCATAAATAATATATATGAAACTGTTACAATATCTTAAAAAAAATATTATTATAATATTAGTATTACTATTATTATTAGTATTATTTTACTATTTTATATATAAAAAAAATTCCCATATAATTAAAGAAAAATTTCAGCATAAATTATGCGTATTGTCTGTATTCAAAAATGAAACCATGAATTTTACACCTTTGCACTTTTAAACCGCCCATTATATAACCCTGAAATCGCCTTTGGCGATTTCTAGGATATAAAAGGAGATTTATCAGTTGCAAAGTAACTGTTGCCATTGTACATTAAAATACGCCCACCTAAAAGTGGGCGTTTAAAATGTGCAAAGGTGTAAAGTATGGTTAGACCATTATATACATCAAGGAGTCGACCATTTTTATTTAATAGATAATAATTCCGATGATAATCCTCTTGAAATATTACAGCCGTATATTGATAAAGGAATTGTAACATACCAGTTTAGACCAGAAAAACATCACCAGTTGCAAATTTATAAAGATACTATTATAGAAAAAGATTTGAAAAATAATACAGAATGGCTTATTGTATGCGATTTAGATGAGTTTTTTTATGGACATCCAAATAAATTATCTGATACGGTGGATGAATATTCAAAATATGATGTGATTTATTCAAACTGGAAAATGTTTGGTTCGGATGGTCATATTGAACATCCTAAAAGTATTTTAAAAAATATTTTATGGAGAGAACCAACCTTACACGAACTTACAAAATATATATGTAAACCAAACAAAATAAATTTAGATGATGTGACAATACATTCAATAGATAGTGAAAATTCAATTATAGTGAATGATAAAATTCAATTAAATCATTATCCGATACAATCAGAAGAATTTTTTAAAAAAGTTAAAATGTCAAGAGGTGATGTTGCGGAGAATGTGTATGAAAATGTAAGAGATATGAATTATTTCAATAGATATAATGAAAATAAAACAGTAAAGGATGAAATATTATCAAATATTACATCGCAATATGATAAATCATAATTTGTTGCACTTTTATTCATACTCACATTTCAAATGACCACCTAAGTTTATAATATACAATGGTGTAAAATAGAATATTTGAAAATATCGAGTATTCTATTGTTGTACAGTTACTTTTCACAATTTATATCTACTATCACTATTGCAGTTTATTATTTTATTTAACGTAATCCAAGTTTTGCTTCTAAATTAGTGAGTCTCTGTTCTAAACTAATTGCAGCGTTTGTAGTGTTTGTTGGTATAAAAATGTTTCCAGTGGCTGAAGTATTTGTATTTGTAAATCCTCCTCCTCCACTAGTAGGCATAGATGCTGCAACTACATTACTTTCTTGTTTTGGAGGGGGAGATGCTGTAGATTGTAAACTATTAATCTTATCAGTAAGCTTGTCAACATAATCTTTAGGAGTTAGATTTAGAGTGGCACCGAATATATTAGTCGGATATTTGGTATTAGTTTTTATCACCATTTCAGACCCAAAGTTTGGTGCAGCTTTTAAAGCATCAATAACCTGAGTTACATATGGATCAATACTTATACTGTTTTTAAATATTTTTACATTCTGATTATCTCCATCTGTAAGAGTATACTTACTTTTAATAACATTATTAAAATCGGAAGCTGCTGGTCCAAGTCCTTCTATATTCGATTTCAATACAAATTTTGATAAAAGCCATAAAAGAAGACCAAAGACAAGGGAGTGTACTCCAGCAACGATGTAGATAGATCCTTTATTCGGTAAACGCAACAATACTCCCGGGGTGAGCAAGAAGAATAAAATGACAGAAACCACTAATACCACTATCTTCATATGATATATAAATAATGTTATATATTTTCAATTCTTTCTAAAGAATAAAAATAAAAATATATATGTTTCAGAATCGAATATCTCATCTATCATAACGATTTATAGAGAAAGGTATAATACGTATTTTCATATATCGATATGAAAATATTCTACGGATGCGAATCAATTTACGCTGCCAGACGGAGACCACCTGCAACTCCTGTACCGATGGAGAACCCAGCGCCTCCACGAGCCGACTCAGCCATGGAAGGAATGAAGACATCGAGAACGCTGAATGTGGCGGCGGCAGTGAGTGCAATAATCACAATCTCCTCCACGTTCGGCGACTTCTTCGGGATGGCATAAGCGGCAATTGCCACAATAATACCTTCGACTAAATATTTAACGGCGCGTTTGACAAGTTCGCTAAAATCGAGCATTATATAGAAACCCTATATTTTTTTTCAAAACACGAACCAAGATTTACACCAACCAAATCCTGTTGGACAAAATCAAAAATCCATTGGAAAGAACTTAGAAAAAGACCCTAAATAATTGTATATCATAATCATATGACGTCGTTTGAAAAAAAAATCTTGGAGAATGGCCAAATAAATCCTAAATACATTGATTTGTGTGATGAGGACCCGGCAATTGCTGGACAAAAATTCGCGTGCATGTCATTTATTTCTCCTGAAAAGATTATCGAACAGAGAGAACATTTTATTTTTGACGAGTTTGTCAAACAGTGGGATTTCAAGAAATCGATGGACAAGTTTTTCGATTTCATTCATTTCATTTCGTTCAAGTACAAGATGAATGTCGAACAGTTGATTTCGGATTACACCGAGTTTATCCAAGAGGAGTCTGTGAAACTAAAAGAGCAATCGGTGTATGATGATTTCAAGAATTTTGTCGACAAGAATGAGGAAGAACTGAGTTTGAAATTCAATAAGAAGAACGAATTCCAGACGTCGGTGCGTGGACTGAAAATACGCGGCGTGTTTTCGACACAGGAAGAGGCCGAACTGCGTTGTAAGAAAATTCGCGATTTCGACCCGAACCACGACATATTTGTGGGTCCGGTTGGTATGTGGATTCCGTGGGACCCGGATGCTTACAAAACGGGGCGTGTCGAGTTCATGGAGGAAGAGTTGAATCAGTTGCACCATGAGAAGATGAAGAATGAGGAGAAGGCGCGTGCTGATTTCGAATTTAGAGTGAAGGAGTCGAAGAAAAAGGCGATTGAAGAGAACATCAAGAATGCGCAAAAGAGTGGAAATGTTCTCACACAGAGGATTGATGAGAACGGGAATCTGATTGGTGTGAAAGAGACGGTGGATTTCGAGAGCAGAGAGCCTGCGACGGAGGAAGAGACCAAGAAATACAACGAGGAATTGGTTGCACGTGAATTGGAGAAACAGAAAAAATCGGATGAATAGAGAATAGAGAATTAAAAAATTGATACTATATACAAATAAAATATCAATTATCATTTATGAATATATACAAATCGTTTCTGAATTTATTCACTATGTCGAACAACACTACTACAGTAAACAAACAGAATCAAAATCCGGTCTATGTGGAAGAGGTCATTGAGAAATTGGAACAAGAAGGGTTCGAAGAATTGCAACAGGTATTGAATGCAAATGAGGAAGCCGCCGAAGTACTTGCAAAGAAAATTACATTAGAAGGTAAATCCTGCGAATTGTCGGAAAAAGAAAAAGAATCTTTGAATGAAATACAAAATAGTTTGATGTCAATTATTGTAAATGGTGCGAAGAAATTTGAAAAAGAAACTGGAAGAGAAATGACATACGCGGAAATGCGCGCTGCCTATGGATAAGCGATAAGCGAATAAACAAATCATCCTGTTTTATTTTATTTATTTTTATTGAATGGCTGCATGTATCAGATGAAGATTGTTCTGCATATAATGGTTTTGTCGATACAAGTAAAGCCCAATATATAGGACCATCATTTGATAGAACAAACGTTTCGGTAGAAAGATAGTCAAACACCATATTGCGATAATGGATTGCGACACTTCATCCTGATGTTTTTGTAATTCTTGGGAAAATGGAGAAAAGGTAATATTGGCAATAGGATTCATCGGATTCATGTGTTGGATGTTGCTTTTCTGGGATATTCAAATATATGTGTTGGATATATATTTGAAAATAAACATCAATTTTCTTTTTTGTAGTTACGGCATTGTATATAGTAAAGGATTTTTTCTATTTATTCTTATTCTTACTATATCTTATATCACGTATGTTGGAACGCACTTTTGATTATCGATTGGAAGCGCAGAAATTGGGTCAAAAAGACTGGATAGTTCTCCTTTTACCCATCGTATTGGGTCTTGGAAGCGGGTTCTTCGTATCGCGTGGAAAAATACCGACGTCAAAATACAATCCGCCTCCATGGGTATTTATGACCGTCTGGCCGATTTTGTATGCACTCATGGGCTATGCATCCTATCTGGTCTATACAAGCAAGAACATCAATCGCAACGAATACCTGAACCTGTTTTATATCCATTTAGGCGCGTTGATTCTGTGGTGGCCAATATTCGTCTATTTTCCGAATAAAATCGCATCATTGGCATCATTGATTGCGATTGCATTCTTCGCCGCATATATTACTAGCAAGTTTTATGGTGTCGACAAAAGAGCGGCATACAGTATGTTGCCATATCTGGGATGGTTATGTGTGGCCATATTTTTGACATATAAAGCCACATAATCATAAACCCACCACCCTGCCTACAATTCCAACAGGGCATCCATTCGGTCACTCTCATACGCCATACAATTGAATAAATAAAGAATCAACAGTTTTTCGCATCGAAACTCGTGTTTGACTTTGTGAAATAACATTACAACACTCGTTTTTTTCATCGTATCCATATGTTCCGTCGACTGAATCCACTCGACTATATCCAGCCCAGAAATGCCCGCCGAATAAAGCCGATTAATGTTCTCCAGTTTTTCCCGAAACTCCGAATGAAATGCATTTGAAATCATTTTCATTTTCCCCTGTTGGATAGTATGAAGAGAGGGTTTGTCCAACAGATGGTATTGATGTAAATTGATTGGCGGCGTATCTACCATGCTTGTATCCAAATATGCTGGAAAATAAATCTCGCAAAAACGGGACAAAATGGGGTTGAGTAATTTGTTTTTGTTCTCGACAATAATGAAAAAACGTGTGCTATTGCTGTACTCTTCGATACAACGTCGGAGGGCGGATTGGGCGTCGTTTGTGAGAAAATCCGCGTTTTGAAGAACGACGGTTTTGAAAATGACGCCGCGGTTGTATTTGATATTCGTTTTCGCGAAGAATTTGAGGTCTTCGCGGATGAATTTGATGCCTTTTCCTCCGTGGGCGCAATTGACAAACATGATATTTGATTTCATGATGGCCTTGTCATTGTTGTATATTTTTCTCAAAAATTCAAAGACGATGGTGCGTTTTCCGGAGCCGGATGCTCCGTGGAAAATGATATGGGGGATTTTTTTGGAAAGAGTGAATCCTTCTAATTTCTTGCGAATGTTCTCGTGGAGTTTCATTGAACTAGAGGTGGATGATTGTACTTTCCATGCTTCTGTTGAAACCGGGGGTCGTATTTGAGGTGATAAATAGGTGTCAATCGATGTTTGCATATGAATTTATTTATATGTTTCTTTGTAAATTTTTGATTTAGTTCTCTATGTAATTTATTAACTTTCTTCTTTTTCTTTTCTTTGTTTTATTATTCTTCTTTTTCTTTGTTTTATTATTCTTCTTTTTCTTTGTTTTATTATTCTTCTTTTTCTTTTTAATTTTATTATATCAATAGAATATACTGTAGGAATATGAAACTAAAATTATCGTGGGGTCTTTCTATTCTGGCCGTCATTGTAGTCTTTTTATTGGTCGAATTTGTTCTATATTTGGCCTATCCGAAAAGAAACGCAAATGTAAAACCAACAGAATCCTATGAAACAGAACCCTATGGAATGAATCGCATTCAAGTTGAGAACTTTGATTCAAAAGCTCAAATGCCGGAAAATGCGCTCGTCCAATACGATAAAACCAAATCAATGCCCGTCGACGATTCAAATGTCCCCGACGCCAAATTCCCCTTTAAGAATGTGCGCGACGAGAACGGCAAGAAAATGAATATTATCATGATTAGCGCTCCTTTTAGAACCTCGGAAGACGAGCAAACATATGCCGATTTCAAAGAAAAAGGAATGAATTTCTGTGGGATTTCGAGTTATTTGGATTTCCCGGACCATATCATCAATCCATTTGAAGACAGGTTCCACGAAACACAGAATCACGATTATATTGAAATGGTGACGGCTTGGCTCTACTGTTTTCGAGAACTTCCTCCGGTTTTAGCGAATTCGAAACTGCCGATGATGTTGATGGCGGAAGCCGATTTGAAAGACACGGACGGATATTACAAACCTGACCCGTCTATCGCAAAAGAATACGATTTCATGTACATTTGTCTGGACGACGATGAAAGCCCCGATTCGAAATGCGTGCCGGGATGGCAATGGTACAATCGCAATTGGGACCTTGCCAAACGGTGTCTGGAAACGATGTGCCGCGATTATCATCTCAAAGGCGTCATTGTTGGACGTACCAATTGTGAATTCACAGAATATTGTTCGGGAATTGTGAAAGTCGTGCCATTTATGAGTTTCCATGAATTCCAAAAGGAAATGCAGAAATGCAAGTTTTTGTTCGTTCCGAATATTAGTGACGCTTCGCCGCGTGTCATGACAGAGGCCATGTGTTATAATCTACCGGTTCTCACCAATTACAATATCATTGGAGGATGGCACAATGTGATTCCGGGGGTGACGGGTGAATTTTTCACAGACGAGAACAATGTGAAAAAGGCGTTAGATGCGGTTACTAAAAATTATGATACGTATCGAGCGAGAGAATGGTATTGCGCCAATCGCGGAAAAAAGAATTCGGGGAAACAATTGGCCGAGTTCTTGAAACAACATTATCCCACGATTAATAATCCGAATATTCAAATGGCTGATATATAACAACAGATATATGATATATAACAACAGATATACAATCAAATTACATTCATAGATTCATTGACATGGATTGTAGTAACAAGGATTGGATACGATGAGTGTCCTTCTTTTTTTCTTTTTTTTCTTCCAACACATTGCCATCGTCATCATCATTATCATCGTCATCGTCGTCATCATCACGACTCACATTTATACAACTTTTCGCAGAGGTAGAAGACGCAGAAATCACCGTTTTCCACCCATTTTCCAACTCCATCCCCTTATACTGTGTCGAATCAATGGACACAATATTATAATTACACTTCTTGTAGAACCGTTTTCTCACTGACCATTGATTCTGAAAGAGCGAATGCGGGTCTACTATATCAATCACAATCGGGTTCTTGTGTTTGATACGCAAAATCCGGCCCACCGATTGTTCAATGTCTTTTTTCGGCGTGGCCATAATCAGAATCGAAAGCGTCTTTATATCGAGAGCTTCCGCCGCCATGGAATACGTCGCCAACACCACCTGTTTCTCCTCCGTCTGTTTCAAATCCTTCTCCTTCATTCCTCCCACATAAAATCCAACAGAGGCAATCTGTCGATGTTCTATCGCCTTGTACAAATACGTGAGAAGCGACCGATTATGCGATAAAATCATGACCTGGCCATTCAATTCACTCGATTGTTCGCTGCTATGACAATACATGGCAAGCGTGTCTGCGAGAACCCGCACAATGAAATCGCTGCGCGGTCCGTAATTGCACAGTTTCGTAATCATCGTGCTGTATTTGGGCTGGCCATGGAAATCATATTCCGTCTCATTGAACTCGTCGTCTACCGGCGACGTCTTGTAATAAATCCCGTGCACAGTCACTGCATCGTCCGCACTCCGCTCTTCCGAATAAATCTTGGGGCCGATGTACATGTACAGCACTTTCGTCAGTTTGTCTTTGCGCTCCACCGTCGCCGAAATGCCCAGAATATACGGCGTCACGATTTTCAGCAGGGTCCGCGAGAACATTTCGCTGCCGATATGATGCACCTCGTCGATGATGGTGAGACCAAACGAATCAAATGTCCCTGTTGGAAAATCGCGGGAAAACAGGGTCTGAATCATACCGATGACAATGTCTTTGCCTTCGATTTCGAGTTTGTTCGCCTGGATTTTTCCAACACGGGCACTCGGCAAGAAATCGGCGATGCGTTCTATCCATTGGTTCATGAGAAACTCTTTGTGCACAAGAATGATGGTCTTTGTCGCCATATGCGGCTGTTTCGGAGCTGCCAGTTTGGTGAGAATATTCAACGCCATAATCGTATTATGTGTGACTGTAAAATCGCCCAATACGAATCTACGATTACCGTCAATTTCGAATCCGTAATAATCATCCACCTGTAATTTGCTGATACGAATCGAATATTTCAAAGCGAATCGTTGGTTCGCAATCCTGTAACCGTACAATTGTTTCAATGGTTTCAATGGTTTCAATGGTTCCAATGTTTTTTGGTTCACGCGATTCAGATAGTCCAACAGGGAAATATCGACGATTTCATCTGTTGGAGTTTTCAAAGATAATATATGGCTTTCATTCACAATATAATGATGCGGGGCGTTTGATTCATTTTTTATTTCATCGACACGATACATCGTCTCTCGACCTCGCGCCAATGTCAAAACGGTTCTTGGTGTAGAATCGTCGCCCATTAGTAAGTCGCCTACCACGACATCTTGCACCAATCGAATCGTGCCGTCATACATTAATATCGGCGTATCTTTGCCGAGACATTTGCCGCGGCCACACGGCACTTCGAGAATACCGCCGCCGCCATAGTCACTCGACCCCGTGCAAATGGGCTGCGTCACATGGTCGACATAGGTCTTGACAATGTTCTCTTGGTAATCGCGCAAATCCCCTTTGAATTCAATATCGCACAATTCACCCTGTTGGATTTCTGAACGGGAAGGCAGTCCGTATCTTTCGATTCCGTAGAACCGGGGCACATACATTTTCGCCTCGTTTTCGCGGTACACGGCAAACGCGCCTTCGTCTTGTTCTTTGCCCATGACGACCGGTTTCACGAAAAGTTCTCGTTTCAAATAGGCATAATCTTCATCCAACAGGACGTTTTTGGGAATCGTGTATCCTTTTTTACCGAGATAGGAGGCAGCGCGCACAGATTCCATATAATCCCCTGTTGGATGAAAAGTGGCATTGGTATTTGTATTCGCTTTCGCGTTTAGTTTTTTAGGTATAAAGAATTTGGATTTGGGTATAAATCTAGACATTTGATTTGTTTTCGGTTCGCTTTGTATTGTATAATCTATATAGTTTATACAATTTTTTATCAATTTTATTTGTCATATTACTATACATGAGTTTACCGCAAATCATTGGATTGTCTCTCGTTGAAATTATCGGCGATTATGGACTGAAACAGTATGCGAATGATAAAGGCATGGGGTTTCTCGGCGTAGGTATACTCGGATACGTGGGCGTTGTTTATGCGCTGGTCATGTCATTGCAGGGGTCCACACTCTTGCTCGTAAATAATGCATGGGACGGTATAAGCACTTTATTAACGAGTATGTTCGCGTTTTTTATATTGGGAGAAAGATTTGACAATTATTTGCAGTATATCGGAATTATATGCATTATCATTGGACTATTTTTATTGAAAATACCCATGAAAAAAACGCACCCATTTCATATTCCCGCATAATTCATTTATTTACGGTTCGATAAGGAGAATATTCACGTTTTATCTGTGGTTTTTCTTGTAGTTGCGGCTTTTCATGTTTCAAAAAATCGCCGTCGCTCATGATACAATACATTTGGTTCTCGTGTTCTAATTGAGTTTTGTCGACTGAAAACATAGAATCAATCATCTCACACAGGATTGTATAACAGGTTTTGATGTACTCTAACATATAAAATAATATTTTATTTTTTCGTTCGTTCGTTCGTTTCGATGTTAAAATCGAATACCATTATGATGTATTTTCTCGATGTTAATATCTGTGAGATTGTCTTCTCCGATTCTTTTGTGTATATAGAGTTCTCTCTTTACAAACTTGGCGATGACGGTTTGTTCGTGCGGTGTAAATCCGCGTTTGACTCCGCCTATCATATAATCGCCTTCCATCTTGTCGAGAACTCCTAGACAAATAGCCATGCGAAGTGTGCAGTCATTTGCCACTTGAACCACTTCCGTTGAAGTAATGTCAAAATTGTTCATGTTCTCGAGTTCTTTTTGTAAAATCTCGGAGAAACATTCGACGTATTTGTAATTTTTTATTTTATTATTCGAAGTAATCTCAATTCCGTTGATTTTGTAGATAATTGGTTCAGCCATTGTTTTGTCTTTTTTTGTTGGTCGTTGGTCGTTGGTCGTTGGTCGTTGCTCGTTTTGTTGTATAGATGTGGTATATAGTTCTGTGAAAAATAATATATCAATTTTCCATATTTAGAGTTCTCCATTTTTTGTGGGTAGAATGTTAGGTGTATCGAGAACAATGGTAGGGACATCGGGTATAATTGGCAAATGTAATTGTTCGAGAATGGTTTCAAGGACAATAAACAATAAAATCAATCCAAAAATGAAAAACAGGTATTTGGTATGAGTGTTCATATATAACGTGTGATTGACAATCATGTATGGATTGAATAAAAATATCATTAATCCAGACATGCATACAATAAATACGACTTCGGAGATGTCCCTAAAATATACGGAATACAAATCAATCATACTATTTGCATTCTCTACATCTAGGTATACGAAATATAAATGCGTGAAAAAACAGACGGAATAGATGAATTTTACAGCAATCACGAAATAAATAAAGGAATCGTATACTTTCATTTATATTATTAGATGATTTGATTTTTCGTGTTATATTTTTCGTGTTATATTTTTCGTGTTATATTTTTCGTCCTAGATTTTTTCGTCTTGGTTTTTGTATTCATATTACGCGTTTGACGTTTTGCAAGGTGGTCCGCTTTTTTCAGAAGCGTGTCAAACACCGTTTGCCCAATAGTTCCAACAGAGGGTTTGACAATATAATTCACTGTTGGATCTTCGACTTCTGTTTTTGCCGTTTTTGAGAACCATTGATTCAATTGGATGGGTTTGGTGATGGCAATACGTCGTTCATACGGTTTCGAAACTGAATAGAACCCGTCTCTATGTGTTTTCACAATCCGTGTAAAATAATGGTGAATTCCCAACACATGAATATATCCGAAATAGCCGCATACGAGTCTCTTTTTATTTTTACTGGGGGTCTTATGCATTCTCGAAATAAAATAGAGGTCGAGAACAAAGGTCAGATTGCTGACGACAACCTCGTACAATAGACCGACTGTTTCCGCATCAAATACGAATGGTGTTAGAATTTGTATTGCCTTGTCGTCTAATTTGGCAATTTTCTCAGAATTTTCCTCGTCGGCATAGATGTCCGAATCTTCGTAGTATTTTCTGAGATTTTTGCAAAACGCCAAAAAGAAATCAATGTATCCACTTTCTCTGAATTCGAATAATTTCGCATTTGAAAATGTATGTTTTTTGTACCATCTGAATAATTTGACAAACGAATCGGCGCTTAGAATGCTCCGTATATTGTCCGGCAGTTTGTCGAATTGTTTCTTTATCGTGCGAGAGGCCATATAATGGTCAACAATCTTCGGTCCCGTGTCTGTAAATACCATGACCACATAATCCAAAAAATCAACCATTTCACTGTTGGATAAATACCGATTGGGGTGCAAAATACCGGGCAAGTTATACAAATCATCGAGAACAAAGGGTGTAACCGTCGGCAATGCATCGATGAATTTGAGAATATACGCCGTGTAAAATTCGTATGCGTGCTCTTCTTGATATAGTCTGTCCGTATGATACAACAGTGATGTCCGTATATCTGCAAAATGCCAGTCTATATTCGGAAAGGGGCAATGCGCCGTCTTTATATCCGCGTGATAGAAACATGTGTGATACAAGGAAACCATTTCTGTCAAATTGGATTTGGCGTAGTAATGATGAAAGACGTCGTCGGCGGATTGTGTCGGATATTTTTGTTGCAAAGCGACGGCGTGTTCTTTGATATACGGATTCATAAATGCTTCTAAATAAAATTCGACAGGTCTATGTTTTGCGAATTCATTGAGAACATGCATAAAATCGGTTTGAATTTCAAAACAATCGGGCGAATCGCATGGTTGAAAGAATTCTTCTGTATGAACATCGCCGAAAAGCAAAAGGACCGGTGCGTCTTCAATTGGCGTCAAATAGGACATGTTGACGGGACCGTTTAATTCGGAGATGGAATAGGTGTCTAAAACTATTGGCATGTCATATATATAGTAGCGTCGATTCTTTGTTTTTGGATTTTGTGAGAACAAAATATTTGCATTGTTCTCACAAAATAAGGATGATTACCATAGAAGTTTGTCTGCGTAAAAACCGGGTGTTCCTTTCCGGTGTCTGTCTTTCTCGTGCCGTATTTTGTATCGTTTGCGATGTTTGTTGGCGGATACGATGCCTTCTGTACGCATAAAGGTAGGATAGTCACCGTAACCCGTGGCGCCGATGGATATTTTCTTTTGGTTGTTTTTGAAAACCCCCTTTTTTTTGAAAACGTCTATTTTCTTGGTTGGGTTCGTGGATGGTCGGACAATGACACCGAGTTTTTGGGCTTTTTTCCGAGTATATCGAGTAATCGTGTAGGACATTGTATATCTATTCTATATAAAAAATATCAACATCTATTTATCCAATTATTTATGTGGCGATGAAACACGGGTGTCTCCGAACAATCCTGTTAGATCATCCATTTCTTCGGGTTTATCTTTTTTTAAAAGTTTTGGTTTTTCGCCAGATAATGAAGCTAAGTCGAGTACCTTTTCACTTCTTTTCAATGTTCCCATTTTTTTCATTGTTCCCAATGTGCCCATTGATTTAAACGCTTTTTTTTCTTCTTTTTCTTCTTTGACACCTCCCTTTTTCATTTTCAGCGTTTTCATTTTCCGCATTTTCATTTTCCGCATACACTTCTTTTTCATACTAGTAGAACGACGCGATGTACGACCACCTGCAATGCGTAAGGTTTCAAACGCACTATTCACCGGGTTGGTTCCAAGAGCCACATTCGAAGGCAATACACGTCCACTCGCATTGAGTTCCATCTATATATTCCCTGTAGGAAAAATAAAAAGTGTAAAAGTGCAATAAAACATAATAAACGGGACGAGAATCATATAACAATGACCGAAACTGCTAAAACAAATATTCCGTGGGTGGAGAAATATCGACCGAACCGGTTCGAAGAAATTGTTCTCGACCCCATGAATCATACTATTTTCAAAAACATTTTAGACAAAAATTATTTCCCGAATTTGCTGTTTTACGGGCCGCCGGGAACAGGTAAAACGACGACGATTATCAATTTGATTAATGAACATCAACGATTGTATTCGCAGATAAACAAATCGAACATTATTCATTTGAATGCGAGCGATGAACGCGGTATTGACATTATTCGAAACCAAATCTACCAATTTGTGCGGTCACGAAACATGTTTGAAAAAGGGATGCGGTTCGTCATTTTAGACGAGGTGGATTACATGACCAAAAATGCACAACAGGCGCTTAAATATATTTTACAGTCGGTGGATTCCTACAATGTTCGTTTTTGTTTGATTTGTAATTATATATCGAAAATCGACGTTTCTCTGAAAAATGAGTTCATCTCGATACGATTCAATCAATTGCCGAAAGAAGACATTTTCGAATTTATCAAACATGTGATTGTGTCGGAAAATATTCAAATACCGGACGAGGTCATCAAAACGATTCAGTATCGATTCGAAAGTGATATACGAAGCATGATTAATTTCATTCAATTAAATCAGAGTAATATTGATTGGAAGGAGAACATTATTACAGATTCGACGTGCGAGGAAATACACAAACTGTTTTATTCCAACACGGAGGTTTCGCAAATTATTGATTCCATTTATGAAAAAAGCAAACAATACAATATGGACCAAAAAAATATATTGATTATGTATTTCAATTATTTCATTCGAAAGTATCCTGAAATGTTGACGAGTCATGTTCTCACGATAATCAAGAATGCGATACATATCCAAGATGCAGACATTCTTAGTATTCTTCAGTATTTTACGGTGCAATGCAGACGCGCGTAACGAAATTATTCATCTTCACCAAATACGGCTCCAATCGCTTTTTCGCCAAGATTAACACCGACATTTGCACCGAAACCAAGAGCCGCTGCATTTACCATATTTGCAGGCGCATCTTTTATGTAACCTAATAGAGGTCCTTGATGCTCAATTTGTACCTTATTTACATTCTGTTGTTCTTCTGGTAATTGATTCATTGGTTGAGGATTCATTGGCTGGGGATTCATGGGTTGAGGGTTCATGGTCTGTTTTTTTACTTTTTTTGATTTACTTACTTTTCTTACTTTACTTACTTTTTTCGATTTACCTCCTTTTTTCGATTTACTTACTTTTTTCGATTTACCTCCTTTGATTTTTTTTACCGTTTTCCTTTTTACTAAATCAATCTTTTTTGTATTATTTTTCATTATATATAAAATTGATATAAATATTTTCTATTTATACAATAGACACAATAATACAATGAACACAATGAACAAAGAAATAAAAATATACGAACCGTACATTACTTCCGTGTTGGAGTCGAGAATATTTCTGTCCATTACAGAAGTCGGTGAAGGTCTTAAAAAGAACCTAGAAGACAAGATTGCTTATAAGAACGAAAACAAGTGTATCCCACAGGGTTATATCAAACCGAAATCGATAAAAATACTGAGTTATTCATCGGGAAAAGTGAACGGAGACAAAATTGAATTTAAAATTGTATATCAATGCGACTTATGTTTTCCGGTGGAAGGCATGCTCGTCGAATGCACATGTAAGACGGTGACAAAGGCGGGAATTCATGCGGAAGTAATTGATTCGGACGGAAATGTGCCGTTGGTGGTATTTGTTGCTCGCGACCATCATATCAATCATTCCCTGTTTGAAAAAGTGGAGGAAAAAGACCGCCTTGTAGTGAAAGTAGTGGGGTCTCGATTTGAACTGAATGATGCGAATATTTGTGTCATTGGGAAATTGGAGAATCGACTAGAGTAGATAGAAACAACAAAAAAATAACAAAAAAATAACAAAAGAAACAACAAAAAAGAAACAACAAAAGAAAAAACAAAATTTATTTTTGATTTTCTCTCTATAGTATAAAATCAAACAGAATGTCAAAAAAAGAAAATACGATAGTATCGTCTAAACCTAATAAAAAATATAATTCGGAATTATGCGACGACAAAATGACATTTGAAGACTGTGAACTCGCCATTCTTCGTCATGCAGTCGACGAATCAGATAAAATCCAAAAACAAAAAGTGGCAAATTCAGAGGAAGTCAAAGGCATGTTTGAATTGCTAGAGACCTTCATCATACGCAAGAAATTGATTTTATATGGCGGGCTCGCATTGAATCGTCTCATGCCAAAACAGGACCAGTTTTACAATTCGGACCTAGATTTGCCCGACTACGACATGTTTACAGAAAATGCTTTAGACGATGCAATGGAACTGGCTGATATATATCACGCGGCCGGATATTCCGACGTCGAAGCGCGTAGCGGAGTCCATCACGGCACCTACAAAGTCTTTGTCAATTACATTGCCATTGCAGATATTACGCAATTGAATCCGGTCATTTACCGCAATATTATGAAGGACTGTATTACGATTGCCGGATTGAGATACGCGCCTCCCAATTTTCTGCGTATGTCAATGTACCTGGAATTGTCTCGACCGGCAGGAGACACCTCGCGTTGGGAAAAAGTTCTCAAACGATTGACACTGTTGAATAAATACTATCCGTTGAAAACAGAAGTGTCGTGCGACAAGGTCGATTTCCAACGCAATGTGGATACGGTGTCAAAATCCGACAGTGAGAATTTATATTTCATTGTGCGTAATAATTTTATTGAACAAGAAGTCGTTTTTTTCGGCGGATATGCAAGTTCTCTCTATACGAAAAACATGCCGTCGAATCAACAGAAACTCATCAATCGAATTCCGGATTTCGACGTATTGTCCACAGACCCCAATAAATGCGCCATGATTCTGTTGGAGACAATCAAAGACAATGGTTATGCGAAATGTAAAAGTGTGGAGCACGAGGCAATCGGCGAAATCATTCCACGGCATATTGAAATCATAGTTGGAAATGAAACGGTTGCGTTTATCTATGAACCGATTGCGTGCCACAATTACAACACCATTCAAATTGGCGAAAAAGACATACGCATTGCAACCATTGATACGATGTTGAGTTTCTATTTGGCGTTTATTTATACGAATCAGAGTTATTTTCCGAGAGACCGTATTTTATGCATGGCCAAATTCCTGTTTGAAGTTGAAGAGAAAAATAGGTTACAGCAAAAAGGAGTGTTGAAACGGTTCTCGGTCGAATGTTATGGAAAACAACCGACGATGGAAGATTTACGCGCGGAAAAAGCAGAAATGTTTCGTAAATTGGCGAACAAACGAGGGACGCGCGAATACGACGAATGGTTTCTTAAATACAATCCGGCAATAAAAAGGGATAAAAAAGAAAAAGAAGAAAAAGACAAAAAAGAAGAAAAAGAAAAAGACGAAAAAGAAAAAGAAAAAGACGAAGATAAATCAACAGAATCCCCTGTAGGACAAAGCAAAAAAACTCTAGAGAAGGTATTTCCTCCGGACACAAAAATACCCATTCTCACAAAAACTATAACACCATCTAAAAAACAAGAAACACGTAAACAAAAGGTTGTCAAAAAAAAGAAGCCAAAAACACGTCGCCGACCAAGTAATGGATTATTGTCCTCCTTGTTTTTTTAATTCTTATGTAAAAAGGTCTACATAAAATATTTTCACCTCTTTTCATTTTTTCACCTCCTTTTATTTTTTCACCTCTTCATACAGGAAATCTTGGTAATAAATATCGGTAGGCGGACATTCTATTCGGCCATTTTCAAAAACGGCATTATAAAACCGCGTTGCTTTGATGTAGTCAACCGAAATAATTTTGCCGAGTACACCGTATTTATCGGTCGATTCGTCGTAATGTAAAAAATGCTTACGTCGAATGAAATGATTCCCTGTAGGAGAGTACATAATTCGCAATGGCGTTTCCAGTTTATTCTCGCATTGATTCGCCAATTCGAGAACACATATATAATGATAATATTCAGAGGACATCGTCTATCTTTTATATATTATCCCATTTATCTTTTGTATCCATTTCTATTATTCCAAGTATTCCACCATTTGATGAATGAATTGGTCGATACACCAAAACGCACCCGAGAACAACACGGTTTTCAATAAGAGACCCCACAGATTGAAATTTCCGTCATCACGATAAATCTGTAAAAACGAAAACTGTTTAAACACCAGCGTATTCACTACAGGCAATTGGAAGATAAAATACAGAATACCCACTAATATGGGCGTCTGTAGGAAATCGACCCATTCATCTCTCCGTTTTTCTTCTTCTTTCTCCTTTTCGTACACGGCAGAAGACGCCGACTCGTATTCCTTGATATAATCGGCAGTGATTTTCGGTTTGGGAATATAATTCGGTTTTATCTCCGGGTCTTGCATAAATTCTTCTGTAATATTTCTAACAGGGACATCGTGTGCAGGTAGTCTATATTCCTGTGTTGGAGCTGTATTTTCGGATTGATTGTTTGGCAGCATCGTGTTTTGATATTGCGGTTGAGGAGGTAATGGTGTAGTATACTGCTGTTGGGGTTGTGGATGCGGGATTCCGCCGGGAGGTTGTTCTGGAATACCGTATGGATTCGGATGGACATTGATTGGCATGTACATAGTATTCTGTTCAGTTTGCATGATTTGATTGTTGAGCGGGATTTCAGGCAAGTCTGAAATGCGTGTCATCCGAATGTTCTCTTCGCTCATCATCGTGGTGACAATATATATTCTATAATATCTATTGTAAATGAAATTGTACGAATCGAAACATGATTATGCGAAAAAACTGCGAATCTGGTCGAACCATCCTAAAGACGATGCGTTAGGAGATGGAGATGGAGATGGAGATGGAGATGCAGGTTTTAACGTTTCCGGCTTGCCGTGTTGTTGATATGCATCGGTAATATCTTCCTGTGAGAAATGTTCTTCCTTTTTATCTTTTGATTTGAAATCAATTATTTTTTTGGTCGAATCGCATTTGGCGGAAACAAGGGTGTATTTATAGCAATCGTCTCCAAAATGGTAGACTTTTCCGTCGATGTCAGACGATGGCGGGCCGTTAAAATGAATACAATCTTTCCCTTTGCATGCTTTGCGGAACATTGTGGCTAATCCCAAGCCCAGTATGATGGAAATAAATACTACACCAATTTGTGTATTTAATAGACGTTTAAAATTTATCATGATATTTTCTATATCAAAAACTTATATTATATTTTTTTACATATTTTTCGTTGATAGGTTTATCTTTATCCTTTTCATGTTTGAGGCGTGATTTTCAAAGGATTTTTCGGGCAAGGAACCTTCTCTTGTTTTACAGCAAAACATGTGCCGGTTGAATCGCGGTATTGGATAGAGTCGACATTGTCCGGTTTTGGATATACGTAAATGGTCTTCTTCTCGTCATCGAAAATGTATACGAAGAAAATGCCAATTGCTAAACTCGCAATGAAAATAGGAAGATGAATGAATTTTGATATTGAAAACCCCATATTTTATTTGTAAATATACTTATCCTTATAAAAATAAATTTTATAAATTTATAAATCAAACACATGTTTCATATACATACAACCATGTAGACGAAACTCTTATTTTTTATTTCTTGTTCTTCTTTTTCTTGGAAGACGTCTTGTTTGTCGCCGTCGCAGCTTTTGTCGATGGTTCGTCTAACCAATCGTCATTGATGGGGGCATGTACAGGCGCAGGCACAGGTACAGGCACGCGCACCGAACTTTTCTGTTGGGGTTCATCGCCAGATTTAAAAACATAGTGTTTTTCTCCAACCGCCTCCAATGACGCACCTACCGCAGCGGCATTCGCCCTCTTTTTCTCCAATTTTTCGCGCATTTTCTCGGCCTGCGAATTCTTTTTCATTTCGCGTTGCATGCCTGCGAAATCGAACTTGGCGTCTTTTCCCATCCCGGCCATTGCACCCAATCCGCCCATATTTTTGGTTAAATTCTTCATCATCTCTTGAAACTCTTTTCCATTTCCCATCCCCTTCATTTTCCCCATCAATTCGCTGGCCTCCTTCATAATGTCCTCTTTCGAAATATCGCCATCTTTCATCTTGCTTTCCAATTTCGAGCCCACCGTTTTCATCAAATCCATGATTTTCTTCGGATTCTTCATCAGTTTCTTGAAAATGTCTTGGCTCGATGTTTTCGATTCGCCACCATCGGCTAATCCTGATATATCTTCGCCAAAAATGTTCATCAAGTCGCCAGACAATTCATCCGCCAATTCTTTCGCCAATTTCCCGATTTTTCCGTCAAACAGAGATTTCAAATGCTCATGAATCCCTGTTGGATCTGGCATCTGTGATTTTTGAGAGGAATCGTTTTCCGCATCCGTATTGTTTTCTGCATCTGCATCGTTTTCCGTGTCCGCACTATCCGACTCTAAATTCTTGAAAAAATTCGTCAAATTCGAAATCGTGTCTGTAAGTTTGGTTTGCAGTTCCCCCTCTTCAATTCCATCAAACAGGTTCATTGTCTCTCCAAAATGGGTCTTGTCTTTGACACTCGACATGATTGTGACCAAAATCAATTGCAAGTATTTCCACATGGTTTGTTTGGTACTTTGGGAAACGTCGGTTGCATTGAATAATAGTCGGAAATCGAGCCCGGGTAAAAAACAAACGTTTTCTTCACTTGATTCTAGAAAAATGTCGTCGTTTTGATAGAGAATATCGAAAAATCGTTGCGGGTAAATTTGCAGACAATATGAGTAGACAAATTGTAGCTGGTCACTCTCGATGTCGGATTTTGCCCATTCTGCTAGAATAGATGTATATTCAGGAAAGGTCAAACAGATGTCTCTTGCAAAATCATTGAGACTGGACTTGAAATTTTCGGGTATTTCGAGAACTTTATTAGAAGTATCCATATGAATAGTTGGATAATATTTTTCTATACATTTTATTTGAATAAAATATATATTTGTAATTTTGGTTTATGGTTGAAATTTGAATATATTTTTTGATAGGGGCAGTTTTTTTTGTGCAGTTGTTTTCTTGGCAGTTGTTTTTTTTGCGACTGGTCTGGCAGTTGTTTTCTTCGCTTTTGCTTTTGTTTTGGATTTACCTTTAGCTTTTGTTTTTTTGTACACAACATTATCGTCCCGCGGTGGAGGAGATGGTTCATAGTCCGATTCACCACTGTTTGATTTAAATTCAGGGGTTATTGGATATTGAACATATTCCGCAAATTGTTTGCGTCGAGGATGTTCTCGTAATCTGTATTTATTTCTATCAATTCCGTTTTTTAGATTTGCTTGTACAGAAACATCTGACATATTCGAAGACGATGATTCAACCGCGTCAATATCATACACCAAGTCTACATCGTGAAACACTTTCTCCCAATTTTCATGCGAAACTTCTGTTTCTTCGGATAGTTTTCGAGTAAGAGGTTGCAAACCTCGATGCAGAGGGGCTTCTTCTTGAAATCCGAACTTCTTGTAAAAATGAATGGCAGGTGTAAGCGCATCCAATCGGATTTCGTTCTTATACATAGACGGCACTTTACACATAGGAATGGCACATTTCACTGCATTTATCAAATAATTAAAGACAGTTCCGCCTCCCCGTGTTTTTACATCGCAACACAATACTTTTACTTCTATCGTATCATGCAGCGTATTGTAAAAAAATACCAAGATGGTGTGAATATATCCTTCTGGAGTCATACGAATCAACGACGAACAGTCAGGAGTTTTGTAGGCTTCCAATACATATTCAGGGTCCAACGTTTCGCAATCCATATTAAATTGTATGAGTGTTTCAACCAAATGATTTGTTTTTTTATCTGTAGTAGATAATTCGAGAAATTGCAAATTCGTTTCTATGATTTCCGGTTTTGCATTGCGATAGATTCGTCTTTGATTGACTTTATCTTCTAGTATGCATTCATGTATTTGATTCATTATTTCATCCGCTTTTTTATGAGATATAAATGGCGGTACTGTACCTTTTTTTAAATAGTACAAATCCATATATATTACATCCTATTATAAATCGAATAAATAAAATCAAAAACCGAAAGGTCCCACTGCACGTTCCTGTTGGACTTCTTCATTTCTTTTCTCTTGGAAATTCTGCATTGTCTCTTCATCCACTTTATCGGGTCTGTATGAATCAGGCGGCGTTTGAATCGACAGCTCATTGCCGTGGTCCGCTTTCACGTAATTGTAGAGCTGGCGATGTTCACCATTGCCTTTCGCCATGTATTCGTCGGGGGTCGCATTGTAATACGTGAATTTCTCGGAGACGATGTTGGTTCCTCCGGATGAAAATGCTAAAGGCGTCGCAATCGGCTCTCCATTTTGAATCGTCTGTTTCGATATTTTTTTACTTATCATCGGGTTCAAATATGCGATAATTTCTTGAGCGTAAATGCAACGATAGTTTTCTTTCAGAATGAGCATGGCCGGAACTCCGTGAATGCCTGGCGGCATCATAACCGATTTACCGTTTTCCAAATGAATCATCATTTGCCCTGTATGAGGGTCAATCGAACGACGGTCGATGCAAATACAATTGAGATGTTCTACGAAACCGTTTTTAGAAATGTATTCGAGAACCTTTTTCGAATTTGGGCAATAGTTACTGTAGTATAAAATGTCCATTGTTCTCGAAACAAATATTATATTATGTTTCGAAAAGGGATTTGCGAATTAAACGTCGAAAATATTCATCCTTTGAAATAGAATTATTATCCGAACAATATATATTAATGAAATTCAATTTGGGTTTACAATTCAAAAAATCGCTTCATCCGATTGAAATCACAGCTTTAGTCATTTTTGCACTATATCTGGTATTTCCGGTGAAAACTCCTGCTCCTTTGGCTAAAATCATGAATTCAATTGTAGGAGTTCTCATTGTCATTGGCGTAACCGCGTATTTATTTTTGAATACTCATCCGGCTGTAGCCATATTGTACATTTTCGTAGCCTATGAACTCATCCGTAGAAGTGGCAAAACCGATTCGTCCTCGTTTGTTCCCAATACCCAGACGAAAGTGCATGTGAATACCTATGAAAACAATAATGATAATAATATCTTCCTGTCGCAGCCCGAGATTGTAGAGGAAACCTCCGAAAACACATTGTCAAATTATGACGATAAAATTGTGACACAGCCGATTGACCAAATCGACCATAATTATGCACAGATGGGAGAAAACTCTAAAGTGGTCGTCAATGAACGTGCGGCGGAACTGGCGCGATTGAATCCGCCATCGCCTTATGGCACCACTTTAGAAGAAGATGTGATTCGCGTTTTGGCCCCGGATGTCGCATCGCGACTACATACCGCCCCATCGCCATTCGAGTCATCCGGATTTGTACCGGTCTATGAAAAAGGAAGCGACGGAACATTTGGCCTGTAGGATAAAACAAAAATAATTAAAACAAAGAATAAATAAAACAAACAATAAAAAGAAAACAAACAATAAAAGAAAACCAAAAAACAAACAATAAAAAAACAAAGAATAAAAAGAAAACACAACAATAAAAAGAAAACAAACAATAAACAATAAAAAGAAACCAAACAATAAACAATAAAACCAAAATACAAACAAATAAATAAAAATTAATAAAAATTTTTATCTATCAAAAAAATGTTCCAATCTATTTTTTGAATAATATTTAGTTGTTTCTTTTACATTTCTATCATCCACATCATCCGTTTCATTTTTCTTTTGTTTCGATGTTGCAAATAATATATTTTCATCATCATCATCATCATTCGTGTTCTCGTAACACCCCGCACCCTTCTCATCCATTTCTTTCATTTCTAAATACCGAATCAAGGTATTTGCATAACTAGAAAACATTTCATTCACTTCTGTATTAAAATCCGTATCTGGATTGTCCAAAAAATCAACGGTCATTTGTCGCATCTTTTTCCGGTGTTTTACAATGTTCTCCAAATACTCACATCGTTTCACATAATTTTCAGGTTCCAGTTTTTCTAAATGCCGACGATATAATCCCCTGTTGGAGAACATTTGCAAAGTCAGTTTATTCAGTTCGTCAGATTCCATTTACAATAGCATATAAATTCTTTATCTTGAATTATCGAATTATTTTTCCTTATATTAATATATCATGTCATCCGTACAATATTTACAAACACCCAATCTAGGAGGAACCAATTTAGGAGGAGGACTCCAAGGTATTTCCGTCAAACAGCCCGTGATTAGTCACAGAACTGGTGAAGATGTCGCTCAACGCCGTGTCTTGACAAAATCGTGGAATACTGCGTATGCTACTGGAAATGTAAATGGACTAACCCGCGTAACAACGCCGTTTCGTGCCGTTAATAATTCAGGGGATTATCTTGGACGTGTGAATTATTCATGTGGTGGCCCCAACCCTACAAGTGCCTCGCGCCCTGGTTACGGAATTCGTATTCGTAATATTCTGCATAAATGCGATTCAACTGGTATTCCTGCCTCTTCGTGCAACGTGAAATTCGTATCGGATTCGTCGGATTACACCAAATTTAGAAAACAAAGAGCCTCCAATTTAAATTACAATGATTCGTCTTTTGGAGGTGACCAAAACAATGCATCGTATGTTCCTATGATGCGTGTACGCCGATTTTAAGTGTTTACCAATATCAAAAATATTTGTGAAGTGCATTATAACTCTCTACATTATTCAATTTACATATCTTGTGTGTATCTCCGTAGTAATCACCATTGCAACCGGACGCTTTAGTGCACACTTCTAAACAGTCGCCTATTTTTTTCACCCATCTGATATATTTTTCCTTTACAATTTCATTGTGGTCAGTTTTCAAGTATCGAGGGGTTTTTTTTGTGGTTGGTTCTATTACTACTTCTTCCATAGTAATAAGTAAACATTTATAGCTTTATACCAATTTTATTTTTGTATATGATAAAAATAGATATATCATATATATATAACAGTTCAATGTCCTACAAGATTCGTTCCAATAAAACCCGTAAAAATACAAAGAAATCGTGCAAAAAAGGAGGTTACACCCATTCAAAGACCAAAAGTACTTCTGTCCTAAAATCGAAACCTCTGTATGTCCCCACCATCCCCATCAATAAAAAAACATTGAAATCCAAATTTCATAAATAAATTTCATTTTCATTTTTTCATAAATCGATACAAAATAAAAAGCCCCACAACGGTAAACGACCCAATAAAAAAATGGGATATTTTGTCATCTCCAACAGAAAATCGGTTCAAATACACGGGATTGCCATACGCGTCCACATATTCTGTTGGAGACAATGGTTCAAACCCCTCTTTTTCTTTTTTTTCCTTTTTTACCGGTTTAGGAAGAACAGAATTGATTCCCCATTTTTCGAATAATCCAGCTAAATTTCCATTCGCATCTGACATCCTTTGTTTTATATATTCTATACAAAACAAATTTATACATAATACACACGAATACACAAAATCTATGCCGAACACATCTCGCAAATCTCGTCTTCTTCATATACCGAACCTACGTGCGATGCTTTTTCCGGCTCAATCGTAAACTGCTGTGCTTGATGTTTCGCGCGTCGTCTTAAATAATAAATGCCCGTTTTCAATCCTTTGGACCACGCGTAGAAATGCATCGACGTCAACGATGCGTAATCCGGGTCTTCTAACCACAAATTCAAACTTTGCGATTGACAAACATAAGCCCCTCTATCAGCCGACATGTCAATCAAATGTTTCATCGGAATCTCCCACACGGTTTTGTATAAATCGCGGATTTCCTGTGGGATCATCTCCAAATGCTGAATCGAACCATTGTTTGCAATAATATTGTTCTTCATTTTATCATTCCACAAATTTAATCGCAATAAATCTTCGAGCAAATATTTATTCGCAAGAATAAACTCGCCGGCATTGGTTCGGCGCGAATAAATGTTGGAAGTAATCGGCTCAATACATTCATTGAACCCCAGAATTTGCGACGTCGATGCGGTTGGCATAGGTGCAACCAGAAGCGAATTACGCAGTCCCTTCTCTATAATCCTCTGTTTGAGTTGCGCCCAATCGTATCGCGTCGAAGACGGGTCCAGTTTCCACATATCAAACTGCAACACGCCTTGGCTCGCAGGAGACCCCGCAAACGAGGAATATGCGCCATCTATTTCCGCTAAATCACACGAGGATTCTAACGCCGCATGATAAATCGTCTCGAAAATACAACGATTGATTTCTTTCGCTTCACTGCTCGAAAATGGAATGCGCAGTTTCATAAAGACGTCCGCCAACCCCTGTACCCCAATTCCAACAGGACGATGCTGCAAATTACTCGTACGCGTTTTCTCTGTTGGATAATAATTGATGTCAATCACGCGGTTCAAATTGTAGGTCACTATCTTGGTAATTTCGTGCAGTTTGGTGTAGTCGAAATGGCGCGTTGTCTCGGAACCGGCAGCGGCATCGTTGACTTCGACGACGAACATTGGCAGAGCAATCGACGCCAAGTTGCAAACGGCAGATTCTTCCGGCGAACTCACCTGTATGATTTCCGTGCACAAATTGCTCGATTTTATCGTACCAATATTTTTCTGATTCGATTTATTATTGGCGGCGTCTTTATAGAGTAAATATGGCATACCAGTTTCCATCTGTGCGTCCAAAATTTTGAACCAGAGGTCTCGCGCCTTGATTACATTTTTCGTGTGACTGTTTTCTTTTTCATACTTTTCATACAGCGCGTCAAATTCGTCGCCGTAGACATCTGACAATCCGGGATATTCGTCGGGGCATAACAATGTCCACGTCGCGTTTTCTTTGACTCGGCGCATGAATAAATCGGGAATCCATAATGCGTAAAAAAGGTCGCGGGCTTTCAATTCTTCGTCGCCGTGATTCTTACGCATCTGTAGGAACACCTCAATGTCTGCATGCCAAGGCTCCAAATAAATCGCGAACGACCCGTTGCGTTTCCCGCCACCATTATGAACCAGTCCCATCTCCAACAGGTAATTGTGCTCATTGGTCATCTGCAAGTCGTACAAGATTCCATAATACTTCGACTGATTGATGGACGTGATTTTCGTACATATGAATTCCCCCTTTTCAACGCGTTCCATGCCCGTTGGCAACTGATTCATTGCTAGACGCAATGACAAATATTGGATTTGACTCGCAATGGTTTCATTATACAGTTCTGTTTGAAACCCTCTCTTTGAGATAATCGAATATATCTCTTTTATTTTGTTGAGCGGAAGATGTAACCATCGGCTATGTATATGACGACGATGCTCGGTGTAAAAATCGCTATATCGGAATGGCAATTGCAAAGCCGGCTTCCACAGAATCTCAAACGTATTATTTTTATATTCGACCAAACGCGTATCCAAATAGGTCGTTATAAACGTGAGGTCCTCTTCTGTAAACCCTTCTGTTTGAATACTGTAGATGACATTCTCAATGCATCCGTATTTCATTATATACCCATACATACGACAATCTTCATCTGTAATTTTCGCCACATCTTCTTCATACGCGGGGATGGAATATACGATTTTATCATTCGTCGTCAATTGACCGGCTTCTACCCATTCCGGCACGAACGCGTCTTTGCGTAAGACGTAGACCGGATGTTGAGGCGTAATCGACACGCCTTTCGTACAAAACTTTGTTTTTATTTCGAGAATGTCGCCCGAATAAGAATGCTCCAATACATCTTGAATCACCTCGGTTTCGCCGTTTCGATTAAAAATACGGGTTTCTCCAACAGTGCATTGTTGGATGGGTTTCGGTCCGCTCGTCGTGTAAATCATGGTGTCGGGAGTAAGACACTGGTCCACATATTTCGCAGTCGCGTTGAATACTTTTAACATGGGCACGATTCCATTTGAAGTGCCGTTTGTCCCGCGAATATGCGAGCCCGTTGCCCGAACATTGTGAATATGCAGACCGATTCCACCCGCCATTTTCGATATGAGCGCGCAATCTTTGAGCGTATTGTAAATGCCGTCGATACTATCGCTCTCCATCTGAATGAGAAAGCACGACGACAGCTGCGGGCGCGGTGTGCCGGCATTGAACAGTGTAGGAGTCGCATGTGTAAAATATTTCTGGGACATGTACAAATACGTCTCTCGAATTTTCACAAGGTCACGTTCAGTCGTTTCGAGACCGCGACCATGAATACCAATACTAACGCGCAACCACATATGTTGCGGCCTTTCAACTGATTTCCCGTTTATTTTGAGAAGATACGCGCGTTCCAATGTTTTAAATCCGAAATAATCAATGAAATAATCGCGACTGTAATGAATCATCTCCTCAAACAGGTCGCCTTTTGACTGAACTAAATCAAACAGGTCACGCGAAACGAGCGGCGACTGCATCCCGTGTTTATCCTCGAATTGATACAATGCCGAAACCACCTGTTGGAAAGAAGAAGAGGTGTTTTTGTGGTGATTGGATACGATAATGCGCCCGGCCAAGACATTGTAGTCTGGATGGGTCGACGCCAATGCAGCGCATTGTTCGGCAGTGAGTTCGTCAATCTGTGTCGTCGAAATTCCGTCGTATAATTGGTCGATGACTTTCATCGCCAACGCCGTGTAGTTCAATTGTAAATTCGAATCTTTTCCAATACGCTTGATTCTTCGTAAAATTTTGTCGAAAGACACCGTCTCGATTGTTCCTGAGCGTTTTGTTACTTGCATCTCGGCAGTATCTGATGACATCTTAATCTTGTATATAATAGGTGTATGTAATTCTATGTCTTTTTTACTCCTTTTTACATTTTAAACCCTTGAAGAATTAAAATGGGACATTTTAAATCTTGACTGGTATAAATCTTCACTGTATAAATGCCGACCCTCCTGGGTCGCAAAGCCCCGTGGCGAGCCCTTTGGGCATTAGGCAACTGTTAGTTTGTTCTACAAAGGTATAAATGTAGTTATTTTTTCGAATAAAACTTCTTTACATAAAATAAAAAATAATGGCTAATACAAATAAAATAGGTCGCATCGAACTCATTCTCGGATGCATGTATAGTGGTAAAACGACCGAATTCATTCGAAAAATACAAATGTACCGGACATTAGACAAACCGATGGTCATTTATACACATTCTATTGATACGCGATATGCGCAATCGGGGCAAATATCGACGCACGACAAGACGATGATACAAGCCATTCCAAAAACACATTTATTCGATATATGTCATACGCCGGAATATCGAGAGGCCGAGGTCGTATTTATCGAAGAGGCGCAGTTCTTCACCGATTTGTTTGACACGGTATTGAAAGCAGCGAATGAAGACCACAAAATAGTGATTGTATGCGGACTAGACGGCGATTATCAATTGCAGCCATTTGAACAAATGGTTCGTCTTATCCCACACTCAGAACATGTGAAAAAACTGAACGCACTGTGTCGGAAATGCGGCGATGGTACGTATGCCTCATTTTCAAAGAGGATAGTTTGTAGTATGGAACGCGAATTGGTCGGTAGTGAAGGCGTCTATGAAGCCGTCTGTCGCAAACACTATTTCCAATGAAAACAAAATAGATAAAACGTCCACCTTTTTAAATATATATCATCCATTCCATTCAAATGTTTCTAGAATACACCAATCAACAACTACTGTGGGATATGATACACAAATACCCGCCTATCAATCAAATCTTTCCTGAGAGTTTACAAAAGCAAAAAGAAACCTGGTTTCGTTCTATCATACACCAAATACACGAAAGAAATCCCACCATTCAAACACGAGAACAATTACTGATTTTAAATCGAAGTACAATGTCGTATCTCATCAATAGTCTTTCCACCATTCAGGCCCAGGCCAATAATGATATGGGTACATATTCCCAGACAAATACTCTTTTACCAAACGCTCAACCAAACGCATCAACCAATAAATCCGTATCATTTCAAGAGCCTCTCACAGAATATTCGAGAACCCAATCAAGTAATCGCGAGGAAATGTACAACCGAGAATTCGAAGAAAGAAAACGACAATATGATTCCCTGTTGGAAAAAAAAGTCCCATCGGAAGTTCAGTTTTCAGAAAAAGAAGATTCCGTCATTTTGAATATGGACGAGTTGCTACAACAGCAGAGAAAATTGCGCGAATTGGATATTCCGCCACCGCAACCAATTCAACAAGAACAAAAACCGAGCATCCAATCCGAAGAAGAAAAAAAACAAAAACCGAGCATCCAAACTGAACAAAAACAAAATAAATATAATCCAGAAGCGCCTGTACTGACAATACACCACGACCAAGACGAAACTCGGAATTTGGACCCCATTCTAATCATTGATAATAATGATGTTTCAGAATTGAAAAAAGAGTTTGAAGAATTCAAACATATTGTTCTCGAATTCATTCGTAAATTTTCTACAGAAACCAATGAACCAACATCATCGCCATCACCATCACCATCACCATCACCATCACCATCACCATCACCATCACCATCCGAAATAAAAGAACCCAATCAAGAATCCCTGTTGGAAACCAATATGAAAAATAAAATTGATTCTATTCATAAACAAAATACAGATACATACCACACAGAGCAGCCATTATGAATACCAATAACAATACCAATCAACAAAACAACGTTTATCTTGTACTCGATTATGTAAACTGTATGACTACAGGAGGATATTATTCCTATTCTGCAGCTGTATCCGCATCAAACATTCAAACTTCAAATCACGTCAAAACTATGATTGTAAATGTAAAAACAGAAGATGTGGGTATATGGACTACCATTTATCCAGTTTCTTCTCTATCATAAATAATAATACTAGTATCATTATTATTTATTATTATCAATTAACATGTATCCACGTATCACATATCAATTATTTTGTATTTCTTTCAAATAGCATTGAGTGAAATAACGTTCAAGAATTCTCATATAATTATCATCCAACTTACATTTTTTATTGGCAATCGATTCCAACAGCGCCTTGCATGCCCGCATACACAATTCATAATTCCCGTGTTGGAAACTATTGCGAATAAAATTGTGTACGGGTTCGGTCGGTCGTTCATATATATATGTATAATTCGTAATCATCTCGCTATAATCTCCGTAATACTGGTCAAACAATTCCAGGTTCTCGAAGAATACGGGACTATATAACTGCTCATCTGCATGACCATACCCCTCATCCACATATTTTTGAAATTTCTCGACAATCAGACGGCATGCATTAAACATATAAAACCGATTGCCAGTGAAAAACCCGCTGCACATACTACATCTACCCGCCTGAAAATATTCAGAAGTTCTCTCTACTAGTTGACGTGGAATGTAATCAATATAACACGTCGAGAACTTGTCGCGTTTTTGCATCAAACACTCTTCTAAATGCACCAAATTCTTGTAACCCATCCGCTCAATACAGAAATTAATCCACGAAAAATGGCTAGATTCAAACGGGTTCTCCAAAATCACTTCTTGCAACATCCAATAACGAGACAAACAAAACAAATAATAACTGCCCGTATTCCTCGGGTCGAAATGATACGGATATTTGCGCCGGTTCTCCAATATCTGTTCGCGATACTCTGAAAATGTCTTTCCATTGGTCAATAATTGTATTTTTTCAAAATCGACAATCACATATTTGGTGCGCGCAGCGTAGCATTCAGGACGCATCTGTTGGATTATCGGATGACTGTCTTCATCGCAATAGATGACGAGATTGTATGGCAAGGACAATGTAGACACCGAATGTTCGAAATAATATTTGGAATCACGCGCCTTTATTTCCGCACTCGCATCCGGACATTTCGTCAAGTTGAAATATGCAGTAACCAGTGTCCAGTCCTTTGTCGTCTCATGTACTTCACTTTTCAATGCATGTAACCACGGAAACCGTGACTCCACTATATTCGATTCATTTTTCGAATTAAAACACACAATTCCTGTGCCAGAATGATTGCCTACCAATGTCAAATCGTACCGGTAATCGTCCGGAATTTTATACCAAAATTGGTCGCGCATTTGTTTCATGGACCATATGTGGTCGCATATGAGAATCCCCGAATATAGATTCTGTTGGAGAAATTCATAAAAAGCATATTCATTTGTACCTGTATGAGGAGAACAATCCATGAAAATAATGTCACAATCTAAAATCAATGATTTCCAGGTTTCTTGCATCCTCCTCTCCATTATATCGCCTTCGTAATACAAGATGTTCGACCTCTCTTTGATGTTTTGTTCGAAAAAATCGAATCGAGAAAATGCGTGTACGGTGTTCTGCAATGACAGGTCATATGACAATGCAAGAGACGAGAAGCCTTTGTATCCATCGGTTACTAATATTTTTTTATTTGTAAGATTCGATGCAATATAACTGAGGAGACGATAATGGCGGTCACCTGGAGCACCGAAAAATTCGTCGTTATTCCCGAGAAGTGGACGAAACTCTTTTTCGAAAGGTTCTCCGAGAACATGAATATTTTTCACAATGTTTTGCAAATATCCCATGAATGATATCAAAATATAATTCATAGTTTTATATCCATTCAAAATACAAAATTATTAGAACCACTGTTTGAGTTGCAATTGTTTATAATCGCGGTCATGATGAAGAGGCAGTTCCATTGGCACAACGAGTGTGCTTTTATCCTGTAAATATTTCAAATACCCGATGGATTCATTGTAGACATTCGGAACGGCATAATCCAACACGAGACTGTTTAGACGTTCGATTTGGCCGCGAATATTATCCGGTTTGTGTTCGGCATATTGAAGAAATATACTGCGCATAATAATTTTCAATTGGTCGAGGTTTTGTGGAGGAACTACAATTTGATTCCCGGATTTCGCATAGACTCCTGCACGAAGCCCGTTTTGCAGGATTTGGATATTTTCCGCCGAAAAATACACTTTAGATAAAAGGTCCGGTTCTATATCATTGCCGGAGAGGGCCGTATGATAGGAAGTCGATTTGTTTCGGATTGCAATTTTTTCTTGCATTCTAAAAAGGGCATTTGGGTCAGGTTGACTAATGATGTTGACCTGTCCATTATATCTTTGCATATCTATAATTCCATTGACTTGAGCTTCTTGCATATATGCTTACTGTAGAAATAAATACACGCAAATATGCTAAAATATAAATAATGTAGTCTTATATAATAAAATTATGGATAATCATCCAACAACAACAACAATAGTAGAAAATACAACAAATAAGGATTATATTCTTATATTTGGTTACAAAGTCGATTATTATACTGTTGGATATATCATTTTCTTTTTGATTTACTACATAAGCTTTTTTTTCTATGAGTACGATGATAGTAAAATAAAGTATTTATGGAAAGAATTGACCACGACGACACCTTATGTACCTACAAAAAAAGTGCCGCAATCAGGAACCGCTTTTGCAAGGAGATAAATAGGGATTCTTTACCAATAAAATAAAAATAATTCTATTATATAAGTAATTTACTATCCATGGACTTTTATACCATCATATTAATTTTAGCAGGTGTCGCTTTGATTATTGCTCTTTCCGGTATTGGTCTAGCCGTATCGAATGGCAAATCTATCGCCGGATTTCCGAGCTATGTCAATTCATGTCCCGATTATTGGACAAAAGTCCATAACAGCGCATCCTCTGTTGGATATACTTGCTCGTCCCATCCAGAAAATAAAGGAAAATTGACTACTTCTTCATATACTCCTACAGGAAAGGTATGCGAAGATTCCGCTTGGGCAAAAATCAACAAAATATATTGGGACGGTATATCGAACAATCGAGACGCGAAAACGTGCCCGACACCATCGTCGTAAAGAAAAATGTATGCACATAGATGTACATACATAGATGCACATACATGCATAGTTTTTGCATAAAGATAAAGAAAAAAAAGAACAAAAATCGATAGTAAAAATCTGTCTTTACTATAGATTGGATTTGAATGAAATTTCATATGATTGTTTTGTTATGCGCATTTTTAGCATTGACAGTGGCATTGATATTCGTATATTATCAGTTGAAAGATGAAAATATAAATAAATTATTTCCGGCTGCATTGACCGGCTGTCCGGATGATTGGGCGATAAATCCAAACACGGGCAAATGTATTATACCGAACCGCGAAATCAATAGTGCAAATTTGGGAAATTTAAAAAATTCGGATGCTAAGATGATATACGTATATACATTTGACAATGGTAAAATTGTATACTCTACACAATCTGTCATCAAATCGCTAGACGGTTCCAATATTTTCGGAGAACCTTATGTGAGTCCAACTACAGGTCAACATGTATATCACTATTCTTCCAATGCCTATTCCAAACCATTCCCTTATGGATATCCGAACCAATTTGACCCCAATGATGTCGAACAATCGAACGAAATTGATTTCACCCAGTGGTCGATAAACTCGTATAAAGATATTGTAACAATGCAACGCGAAAACATTGTTGGCGATATTTGCGCAGTAAAAGCATGGGCAAACTCGAATAATATTGCATGGGATGGTATAAAAAACTATAATGGAACCTGCGCATATTCATAAGTGCGTTTTCTATGTACGAATATATTTGTTGTAAAATTGTATATGGGTATTGAAACGCTTTTGTTCATAAGTTTAGCAGTTACATTTATTCTATTGATTATGCTTGTTTATCATTTCCAAAATAAATTCGATGCACTCGACCATCGAACTGAATCCCTGTTGGCAATTATCAATAATATGGTCAAAGAATTAAAACAAATCAAAACACACATGATTGAACAGGAACCATTGGGACCATTGGGGCCATTGGAACCATCAGACCCCTCTGTCTGTAGTATGTTCAAAGAATCTCAATGCTGCTTTCCGTCGCCCTTTTCTTTCCAAACATCCCCACAGACAGAAACAACACCTCTTGAAACTATGGAAATACATTTAGGAAATCCGCAAGTATCTACCCATACTATTTTTTTAAATGAATATCAAACAACGCAACTCGAAGAACTAGCGTCCGATGATGACGACTCCGATAATGATGATAATGAATCCGATGATGACGATTCCGATGATGACGATTCCGATGATGATGAATCGGATGCTCTAGAGCTGGACACAAATGGCGGTGATAAAATAGTTGTATCGGACACAGAAGAGGTCGACATCGAGAACGATGAATTGGTGGTTCATAAAATAAACACAGACCAAGAAGCGAAACCGTCCTATAAGAAGATGGACGTCAATCAATTACGCGAACTAGCGATTCAAAGAGAGCTCATTCAAGAAGCCAAAAAAAAGAATTACAAAAAGGCTGAATTATTATCCCTGTTGGAAACAAAATAAAATATAGATGAATATCAATATAGAATATATAAATGAATGTTCCTGAAATGCCGTCTCCTTCTCAATTAGGGTATCATACAAATAATGTGTATGATAATTTTCCACCATTAATGAGTGATGGTAGAGCCGTTGTCGCCAGTTATCAACCGGAAGCATTGACCAATAACTATTTAGTCAATCAACTGGGAATCAAAAGCAATTGGGAGTATCGCAAGTATTTGACAGAGAATGCAATGGACATTATGAAATACAACTGTATGAATATGTCGAACGATGTCGGATTTACACGCAGATATACAAACGACCCAGTTACAAATACACCCACGACGGGTCCTGCACTCATACCCCCTGTTGGATATGAAACAAGTGATTTGAAAAACCTGTATTTATCGGCCGAAGAACTGGATTCGAAAAAGGCTTATGAATTTAAAACACAAGAGGAATTGTTGAAATATAGATAGATGATAAAAGATAGTAATAATTTCACTCTCTTTTATATAGATTCACTCACCATCATAAACCGTCATGAAGGAAAACACACTCAAAAAACAAAAACAAAAACCAAAGAAAACAAACCAACTACGCCATAAAAATAAAACACGCAAGGAAACAGATACGAAACATAAGGGAGGACAACAACTTTTGCCTTTATTTCCAGATGCCAAACCGAACCAAATTTATGAAAGATATAAAACGGCGGTCAAAAATTGGAATACAACAAAAAATGTTGAATCCACTGAACGCATATTCATTGAAATGTTTCCTACGACATATCTGGAAAATCCAAACATCGATGAACATTATTTTACAAATCATACTTCGGCATGGATTCTTAGCGAATTTGTATTGTTTGTAACCAATCTGCATATGTTACAAGGTAATTCGATGGGTTCTCTTCCTAGTACTTATAAAAAATACATTCTTTTTCGTCATACAAAATATCCTACGGTGATTGACGAAATGATGGCGAACCAAGATGCGTCTCATAGAGGGTATACTTCAAATGAAGAGGATACGGATGACGACGAGGAATAATCATTCATCTTGTGGTTTTTATCTTGTTGTTTTTACAAATTCGAGAACTTTATTCAAATCTTCCGGTGTATTGACATTGAAAAACTCGTGTTTTCTTTCTTCGGTTAATAACACAGGACGAAATGGCATTCCTCGTTGATTCGCCAGATGAACTATATCTGTGAAATAATATTCATTTGCCGCATTATCATTTGTGATTTCATTTACAAGTTGCAGGGTTTCTATGGTCGATGAATATATCCCACAATTCACCCAAGAAATAGAACGCATCTTTTCATCGCAATCTTTCTCTTCTATGATGTTGAGAACATTTCCCGAATCATCATACACAATTCTGCCGCAACCGAATGGCGACGAAGAATGGTGGACAAGGACGGCATTGTCGTATTCTAGCATATGTACAAGTGTGCGCGGTTGAATGGTCGGCACATCTCCAGGTAGAATGACAATCCGAGACAATATTTTTCCCGATAAAGAATTTGATAATGTGTTCAAAAATGTAATACAGCATCGAACTGCGTCGCCCGTCCCACATGGATTTTCCTGTTGGATATAGATAAAATGATTGGAAGGGTATGCCTCGTCAAGAGATTGTTTGATTTGAATATAATTTGATTTTCCGACCACAAATATCATATGTCGAATAATGTGCGGAGAGATAGTTTCAACTAAAGTAACAGAATCGATTATCCAATGAAGCATGGGTTTTTCCAAGAGAGGAACGAGAACTTTTGGTAAGTTTGATTTCATACGTTTACCTTGACCTGCACATAAAAAGATGAATGCGGACATAGACATATGATATTTGTATATTTATATTTTATTGAAATAAAATACAAGAAGAATCTGTCTGTGTGTCCATCCGTCCGTCCGTCTGTCCATCCGTCCTCATTTTCAGAAGAAAATAAAATAAAGGTAGAAAGGTACATAGAAGGATTAGAGTGGGTGTATAAGTATTATACGAAAGAATGTGTGGATTGGAGATGGAAATTGGAAATGGAAAAAGGTCCATTGATGGA